TATTAGGAGGAGTGCCGGGTGGTCTTGCTGGTCTAAATAATATTGTGTCTAATGGACAAAATACGGTTACTGATATTCCACAAGTCAATTCGGTCAATTCAGTAATTAATAACATTTCTGGATCAATTACCTCATCTAAGAATGTAATATCTACAGTTCAAAATTCAGTTAATAAGTTAGAATCTACTGGTTTAGTTGGTATCGTAACATCCAATATGAACCCAAGTACTGTATCTAAAATATCAAGTGCATTGGGTTCTTTGGGATTGGGCGGTCCGTTCAAAACTATATTACCAACAGTAGCAACAGGTACTAACAAAACAGCAGCAGTTGTACAGGCTCAGACTGCAAAACTGTTAGGAGATCCAAAGATTCCTGCTCCAAACTTTGCAGGTAAACAAGCACAAACTGCATCGGAAGTTGTCGCCAACAGTAAGAAATTGGATCAAATTAATGTAGCATTGTCTAAGCAACAATCTGCATTGGATAATTGGAATACTGCTAGAACCACCTACGGGGAAAGTGATTCACGCACTTTAACTGCACAGGCAGCATATAAACAAGCGACAGCAAATGTCGATTCTTTAGTAGCATAAATACGTCATGGCAAAGTTTATTGGATTCAACACACAAAACTACGATACTGTTAGAGCACCTAGAGTAAGCCCTGGTGCTGACGGTGGTGCTGGTTCATTTGCAACACCTACTGTTTTTGGTAAAAAGTTTACCGGATATGATGAGCAAATGGTGATTCAAGACTTTATCAATGCATTGAATATTCCACAGGGTTCTAAGACAGGGAATCCTGGCTACGGAACTACATTGTGGAGTTTTATTTTTGAACCCAATGACGTATCAATGCAAGTTGAGTTAGAAAATGAAATTAGAAGAATTGGATCGCTCGATCCTAGACTAGCATTAAACACAATTCAAATATACCCTCAAGATAGCGGTGTTTTGCTTGAAGTTGAATTTGCAGTCGTGCCCTTCAACAACGTGCAAACACTAGAAATTCTATTCGACCAAGCGTCAGGTACAGCAGCAGCACGGTAAAAAACGCCATTTTCCTTAATGATAAATACATTATTGAGAGAATAAACCTATGGCAACAAGTTCAAGACAATCAGCAATCTTTGGGGTAAACGATTGGAAATCAATCTATAAAAATTATAGCCAAGCCGATTTCCAGAGCTATGACTATGAAACACTACGAAAAGTGTTTGTAGATTATCTACGTACCAACTACCCTGAAACATTTAATGACTATGTTGAGTCTAGTGAATACGTTGCTTTGCTTGACGTTATCGCATACATGGGCCAAGCCCTTGCTTTCCGTAACGACTTAAACACCCGTGAAAACTTTATTGACACCGCTGAACGTAGAGACAGTGTTGTTAAACTAGCTAACTTAGTTGGCTACACCCCCAAACGTAATTTAGCCGGTCAAGGGTTTGTTAAGATTATCAATATTGCTACCACTGAGCAGATCCGTGATATCAATAATGTGAACTTGACTAATTTGACTATTCTATGGAATGACGCAGCAAACTCAAATTGGCAACAACAGTTTAACACAGTATTAAATGCCGCATTTATCAACGCACAACGAGTTGGTAATCCTGGGCATTCAGCAACAATCGCAGATATTAAAACTGATGAATATAGTATTCAGCTTCCATTAGGAACTACTCCCGCTATCAAATTTAATGCTAATATCAACAATGTCAACATGAATTTTGAATGCGTTAGTATGTCTAGCGTAAATTCAAATACATTGTATGAAATGGATCCGGGTATTAATTCATACTTCAACGTACTATATCGTAATGATTTGTTAGGTTATGGTAGTGCTAATACAGGGTTTTTCTTGTACTTTAAACAAGGTACACTACAAACATATACATTTACCTTAGCTAATCAATTAGCTAATCAAACCGTTGATATTCCAATTCAAGGTATTAACAATGAAGATACTTGGTTGTATAAGATTGATCCAATTTCACAAGCATTGAGTCAATGGAATCAAGTAGATAGCATCTACTCAACCACATACACAAAGACACCAAATCAAACAGTGTTCAGTGTAACATCAGGATATAATGACCAAGTTACATATAACTTTGGTGATGGAACTTTTGGACAAATTCCTGTAGGTAGCTTTATTTCCTATGTTCGTGCAGGAGATGCAACGACATATACAATTGATCCTAGCGAGTTACAGGGTACAACAATTCAAATCCCATACACAAGTGCTCAAGGTCGTACAGAGACATTGACAATTGGCATCGAACTAACATTGCCTGTTTCAAATGCACAAGCACGTGAAACATTAGCTAATATTAAAGAACGTGCTCCACAACGTTACTATACACAAAATCGTATGGTAAATGGTGAAGACTATAATAACTTCCCATTCACACTATACAGTTCAATCATCAAAAGTAAAGCATTGAACCGTAGTAGTGTTGGCGTAAGTCGTAACTACGATTTACTAGACCCAAGCGCACGTTATTCAAGCACTAATGATTTTAGTGATGATGGTGGTTTATTCCAAATTACTGATGATGGCTTTGTCAATTTAACAGTTTCAACTACTAATGATATTGTTAGATTTTTAACAGATAACTTAGCAAGCATCCTAAGCAGTAACCGTTCTTATCAATTCTATGTTCAAGAATTCACACGTTATCTTGCTGAATCTGATTACGGCACTGGTGAAGTATTTTGGAATCAAACAACAAATGATGCAACTGAATGTACAGGTTTCTTTTTAAGTACAACAAACATGGGTGCGAGTCAAGCAGTTAACGTAGGCGTAGCTGCAAGTAACACAGTCAAGTACATTACTGAAGGAGCATTACTAGGTTTTATTCCTCCTGACGGATTCTACTTTGACACAAACAATCGTTTAGTTCCAGGATTGCCTGGACCTAGTGATATTACTGTTATTTGGACAAGCGTATCAAATATAGTAGGTGATGGATCAAATGCTGGTCAAGGTAATCTTTCAACTGGGGTTGGGCCAATCACTTTAACAAACCCAGTGCCAAGTGGTTGTATCTTAGTTTCAATCATGCCATCATTCACAAACGTGTTTGGTAACACATTGATTCAAAATATCATCACTTCTATAACATTGAATCAAAGTTTCACGTTGGTCTATAACAACTCATTGTTAGCTAACCAAGAGCGTTGGTCAATGAGCACAATTAGTGACCCTAGTTACTTTGTTAAGTTTACTAGTTTAGGTAACAATTCATATCAAGTAACATATAGATCAACAATCTATTATTTTGGTAGTGTATCTAATATTAAATTTGTATTTGATGCTGACAAAATCATTTATGATTCTGTCACAGGTGAATTAATGAAGGATACAATCACCGTTTTGAAATCAAACAGTCAGTTTGGATCAAACTATCCAATCGCACAAGATGTAAAATTAGAAGTAGTTGGTCAAATGATTGAAAGTGATGGATATGTTGATGACTATTCTATTGAAGTTTCAACATCGGCATTGACAGTTCCGGGTACAAACAAGAACCCAGACTTCTTTAATGAACTAACTGGATTTGAATTTGGTGCATTGAACCTAAGACAATTTGTATTCTTCAACCAAGTAACCGATACAAACTTGTTAACACGTTATGAAATGGTTGCATCTATTAATGTAGAATATAGCTATGGAACACTAAGTGACATTGCCAACGTAAAATATGACTACCCGGTTGGCCAGATATTCTATGCAGTACTTGAAGGTAATTTCTATCAACTAATTCAAGATCCAACATATAGTAACATTGTTGATTTGGTATTAGCACCAACATACAATGTTAAATTTGGTCGTCAAGGATTGTACTTCCAATATAGACATGTCTCCGGTGATTCTAATAGAGTTGATCCGGCAACTACAAACATTATTGATTTGTATGTGTTGCCGCAAGGCTACTACACTAGCTATCAAAACTGGTTAGCTGATACTACTGGTAAAGTAAGTGAACCATTAGTACCAACAATAACAGAATTAGCACAAGAATATAATCAGTTAAATAGTTATAAGATGTTAACCGACAGCATTATTTTAAACTGTGCAAAATTCAAACCATTGTTTGGAACTAAAGCTCCTTCTGAGTTACAAGGTAAAATCAAACTTGTAAAAGCATCCACTACAAACGCAAGTGATGGTGAAATCATCACAACTGCATTGACAAACATTAACGCATATTTTGATATTTCAAATTGGGACTTTGGAGATACATTCTATTTCAGCGAATTGAGTGCATACTTGCATTCTAAGATGGGAGATATGATTAGTTCAGCTATCTTAGTACCAAGTGATCCAACATTAGTATTTGGTGACTTATATGAAATTAAGTCTGCCCCATATGAAATTTTTGTCAGTGCTGCTACAGCATCAGACATCACAGTAATCACAGCATTGACCCCGGCTGAATTGACCCCTGCAGGATAATATAGGTAATATAAATGGCAACAATTAGAACACTTGATTTTTTACCAGAAATTTTTCAAACTACACCTAACCAACAATTTTTATCATCTACGTTAGATGTGTTGGTTCAACAACCAGACTTCAATAGAGTGCAAGGTTTTATTGGTAGTAAGTTTGGTTATGGAGTCAAGAGTACAGATCAATATATCAAAGAACCAAATAGTATCCGTACTAACTATCAATTGGAACCTAGTATTGTTTTCACAAAAACTGGTACAAGTAAGGCAGTTGATGTATTAACATATTCAGGTATCATTGATGCACTAAAATTGAATGGTGCCGCAACTGACAACCACAACTTATTATTTTCCAGTGAATTCTACTCATGGGATAGTTTTGTTGACTTAGATAAAATGATTAACTATAGTCAGTACTACTGGATTCCAGAAGGTCCTGAAGCAGTAACTGTCACGAATTCTGTTAATTATAGTCAATTAACATATACAGTAACGTCTACTGGGATTGACTATACCTTTGTTTCTGATAAGTTTGCGTTGTCTCAGGGTAACCCTGAGATTACATTAGTTCGTGGTGGAACATATGAATTCAATATTAATCAAAATACTGACTTTTGGATTCAAACTATTCCCGGTACATCTGGAATTGATAGTGCAAGAGTAAATCAATCAACTAGAGAAATTTTTGGTGTTAGTAATAACGGTATAATGAATGGTACGCTTACTTTTAATGTACCTTTTAGTGATGCACAAAACTCAATGGTATATCCTAAAGGATTAGAAGTTGATTTAGTAGCTACGATGAATTTTGCAGACTTACAAGACATGCCTGCACAGGATGTTACTATTGATGGGGTTGGTTACTTAGATAACAAAACAATCATTTTCTATGGTGCTGCACCACTAGACACTGGTACTATCAGTGGTTCAATCACACAAATCAACAAACATTACTATACAGTTTCATATGTACTAGTTGATGGGGTAAGCACAATACAATTATCAGAAGCTGGCTTATTACCAGATAATGAAGCTATTCTAATCAGAACAGGTACAGAATATATTGGTAGAGAGTTTGTTAAAAACTCATATGATTACATTTCTTTGATTCCTATTGTTACTGCATCATATGACACATTGTATTACCAAGATGGTACAGACCCAAATAAAGTCGGTGTAATCAAATTAGTTGATACGGCAACATCATCTTACATTGACGTTAACAATATTTTAGGCAAAACAACTTACACTAGCCCTAACGGTATTACTTTCACAAATGGTTTAAAGATCACATTCCAAGGTAATGTAGTTCCAGAATCATACTTACAAGATAACTATTATGTTGAGGGCGTAGGTTCTAGCATCGTGCTGGTACCTGAATCAGCACTGTCAGTTCCTGAACAATTTGCTCAAGTTATTACTGTAGGAGACACTACTGTTAGATTACCAGTAGATCAAGATTACTTGACTATTAA